ATCTTGATCATCTTTGCGATCAATGTGACGTTGATCAAGAGTGCTATCCTTCACTGTGAGGATTAGAATCTTGAAATCATTTGGGAATAGTTCGGAAAGGCGATCAAGCATCTTACCATTGAACAAACGATCACCTTCGAAGATCACATTTACACTGTGACCATCTGCGTTTGATTCATACGCAAGATTGCTGAAGAATGCTGTAGCATCTGGCTGAACTGCCATTGACAAACGATCAGTTCCTTGAAACACATTACCGTCGTCCACATACTTGCCAAGAATATACAGATTCAGTTTCTTGGAATACATTGCATCAAGAAGTTTCTCTGGTTTCGAAGTAACCCAATCATCAGCCATCGAAATCAATTTAAACATCAGAGTGGTTTTGCCAGTTGCTGGCTCACCACCCATCGCAATCACTCTTACCATAATGCCTCCAAACCTTCCTTCACTGGTTGTTCATCATTGAACATCCAATCCATTCGTTCTATTCTACCTGTTCTCAGGAAATAAGTAAACTTTTCTTTGTTGATTGTATTTCTTGATGCAAGTCTTGGGTCTAGCGTTTCATTTCGTGCTTGCCATAAGACGTTCCATTCAATACCAATCCAACCATCACCTTCTGCTTGTTCAATTTCTTCAGACTGACGATCGAGATAATAACCAAGATAACGTCCATGATGTTCACGAAAGATCTTCTTGAATGAGCACAAACAAGTTTCCATCGTGAAGAAATCTATTTGACTGCTCAGTTGAGGGAATCTAGATCTGGTTTCCTCAAGAATCTCCTTGGCATGGCTTTCAAGGTCTGCGCATTCTGATACAGTGAGTTTCGCATCATACTTGTCGTCTTGCCCGAGGGCGAGATGCAAACCATTACGATGAGAGCGAGAGCCTGCAAAATCGTCAAGCATGAGGCTGTCAGGTACACAAGTAATGCCAGCAGTATGAACAAGATGCTGAAGATAAAACCAAGTGGAATAGCGACCAAATTTGTGAAGAGAAGTTTTAAGATTATTCCAAAGATTGTGGAAAGATTGCGTTTCGTTGTCGCCATAATAATTTTCTAGAACCTCGCGCTGAGTTTTCTTGCCAATAAATTTTTGGTAAGAAGCGAACATGGCAGGCAAGTGACCTTTGTTCCACTTTGTATCAACTTGGTATCTGAGTCTTTTGTAATTGTGACTATTCCACCATTCTATACGATCCACAGTGGCGAGTTCATAATCTGGGAATTCATTTTTCAGAACCCATGCAGTTGGCAATTGGTAAGTGTTACCATAAAGCCATGCAAACCAGAGACGCTCTTCGTCATTGTGTTCGTATCGACGGTGAAGATAGTTTGTCATCCATACCGCTGGATCGCAGTCGCCAAACTGCATCGACCACGCATACCAGCGGATGAATTGTTCACGCCTTTGATTGTTTAGCATCAACAAAAGAATCCAATACAACAACTTTGCATTTTAATTTATCATTCATTCGTTTCATGGCAGCATTCAATTTTTCTTCAGAGCCGCCAGTCTTTTTCCAAAAATTATATTCATTCAGAGTACGGTGACTCACAACCATGATTGCATCCCAAGTATCTAATTCGCCAGCCTTGTTAGCCACAGCCCCAATGCCAGCATTATAACAAGAACCAGAAGTGATACTGATCACCGCATGTTCAGGATTTTCTTCAGCGAGTTTATCAGTAATTGCTTTTAATTCTCTCTTTGAGTATACCTTAAAGTTACGATTTTTCATAGCGTCAAGAGTTTCAAGATGATCTTTTACAGATTCAATACTCTTGACAATTTGTTTCTTAGACCAAAATTTACCATAAGCATCAATAAATGCTTCTTTGAAATCTTCAGTGCCAATAGAAAGATGACTATGCGAATTGGTAAAGCGCATAATGGCTTGCTTCAGATCATCCTTGCTGTTTGGCTTTTTAATCTTTTCTTCATGATTCATCATGTAGCCGAAGTAATCAATATTCTCTTGCTTAAATTTGAATTCAGAATAATTGATATAGATGACAGGAATCTCAAGCCAGCCAGCATCATGCGCAGCATCAATTGTATGATTGCCGTCAATGATTTCCATATATCCATTATCATGAACGCAAACAATCACTGGAGAAACATTCTTGCGCGCTGCAGCAGGATCATCTCTCATTCTTTCAATAATTGCTTCTTTATGTTCATGTTCGATCACATTCAATCGAACCTGATTGCGTGGAAGAGCATGAATGATAGAAACTTTTTCAGCAGGATGGATTTTATACTTTCCGCTCTTCACATGAACGCAAAGAAATTCCATATCATCTTTATTGATTCTGCTCTTGGTAGTTTTATAGACTGGATCAATTCCAGCAATCCAATCTAAACCAACTTTCTTAATCTCATCAGTTAAATTAGAAAAGTCTCGAACGCAACCTTCACCGCCACCAACAGATTGATTGTAGAACTGCTCATTTTTGTTAGCATTTACTGACTTGAGTAAAAAGTTTTCGAGAGTAATTGCGACAGACTGTTTTCCGCGATATAAAATGCTGCGCTTGAGTTTACCATAAGACCAAGCAAGATTGGCTTCTTCATCTTCAGAAGAAAAAACATAACCATCATATTGCTCATTGGTTTTATGGTAACCAATGTACATCTTACCATTTTCGATATTGCGCCATCCATAGGTGATCGCATCATATCGTTTTTTCATTTTTCGAGCCATATAGTTCTCAATAACAATTTCGATACTATTATTATACAATAGCAAGAATTAGCAAGCAACAGAAAAAATTCTTTCTAAATCAATACACTTCAACGCATCCACCTTTACCCTTTTTATACACTGCTGCATGTATAACAGGATCTTCTAGGTCGTAGATTCCATCAGCGAAATTCTTGCCATTGATCTTGAACATACTCAGCGAGCATCCGCTTTTCTGTTTTCCCAAGAATTTGAATCCCATAGATTCATAGAACACGACTGCATCAGGCTCTGCTGAAACGCGATAGTAACTGGTGCCAAGACCTTGTGCGCGATCAAGTGAGTCTTGCGTGAGTATTCTTGCTACACCTTTGCGACGATGTTTAGCGAATGTATGAAGCAATTGTAGATTGAAAACATATGGAGTTTTCTTTGAGCGTGTTGTAATAATCGCGCCAGCCAACTCTCCGCCTTCCCAGTATCCGATACAGTACTGCCATTGTTCCTGCATGTCTGCTTTCGCCACGAAAGTCTTGGCAAAAGCATCAGCCTTGTTTTCAGTTATATGCGCGACGAATTCATCGCGACTTGTATCACGCAGCGTCATGGAACTCGCGTTTCTTTTCTCCACGCTCTTTTGGATACTTGGTTTGCTGCCATCCATGATATTCATCCAAATTCCACTTAAATGGTGGAAATTTATAATCAGATTCAGAAAGAATCTCGCGAACGGAGGGTCCCTCGTTCAATGCTGCGTCAATGAACTTTTCCACGAATCGAAATTGAGATTCCATTTCCTCTCGTTTGGTTGTTGATCGGAAGCAACGAAACTCAATTGTACCAGTATGCTTCATACAATAGGTATTGATAGCAAATCTAAATGGTCGACCCATTGATACGCCATCTTTGCCAGCAGCATGCAATTTAATGAAATGATCAAAGTCAGTTGCAAGATTAATAATGTTATCGCACATATAGTCTGGCATTGGTCGACCACCATCAAACTTCAAATACATCTTTGCACCCTCTACTTGCTTCATCTCAGAAGTTTCGTAAAACTGATAACAGGCTTCAATGGTATCTTGTTGATTGTCTTTGATGTAAGCAATCAAACGCTTGAGTCCAGCAATATCATTCTTCAATCCTGGAACAAAGACATGAATATGTCCATGATTGACGCAAGAAGCAGTTGGTATGTTTCCATATTCTAGAAACATTTCTTTCAAACGCATGATGCGATTCACCTGTTCTTGCCAAGTTTTCGTTGGCATCATATTGACTTCGCCACCCATCCATGGTTCTTTGCCAAGCGGATCACATGCACGATACTGAAACGGTGGATGAAGATTTACAATATCTGTTTCAGCATATTCCCATTTACCAAGAGTTGGGGGAATCTCCATACGACGATCAATATCACCCCATTCAATCTCAGCACCATATGTAAACGTTGACTTATCGTACATGCTGTAAATCCTTTGCATCATCAATCATAACATAGTTCTTTCGAAAGACATTCTTTGCTATTGTAACATAGCAATTCATATCAATCTCAATAGGATCTTTGAGATCAGAACGAAGCGCAATATCTTTCGTTGAAGTAATTATACCGCCATTGGTCAAAGAAGTAAAGTAAATTGGACGCTTGCCGTTACGATAGAAACGCAGTTTCTTTTCTTTGTACAACTCAACAACAGCCATTGAAGCATTGGAAAATTCCACCAATGGCGACTTCTTTGCTTCAAGAGTATGAACAATCAACTCACTGTCGTTTCTTGTTTTGCACTTATAGCCATAGAGACGTTCCCAGTTCTCTGGCATCTCTTGAGTGATCACGCCATTATGTACAATGGAAATATTCTCATTCCACAATGGCTGATTGAATTCAAGATCAGATGTAGAATATCGGCAATGACCGATTAGATATAGATTGTCATCTTCGTTGATGCAATTTTTTAGATCGAGTGATTCTAAAAATTGTGTGGCTGGTTTAGCGTCAATGCGAGTTTTCACTTCACCATCACGCACCCAAGAAACACCAGTTGCGTGTAATCCGCGAATACTAGACTCGCGGAAAACGTCAGCAAGCATTATCAAATCGTGAGAACTTGGGTTCTCAATATAAGCACCAATGATTGCGCACATATATTAAGCGAACATATCTTCTAGCGTTGAGATTTTTTCGTATGCCTTTGGATGGTATTTTTGAACCATCTCTCTTCCACCAACTCTTTCAAGGTAGTCATACCACTCTTGTTCTTCCCACATTCCTTCTGAGATACCATTCCAGAGTCTTCGTTGTAGTGGATGTTCTTTGTTTTTTCTACGCTGCTCAACATAATTAAATCGATGATCTTCATATTCTTTACTTCCAAGTTCAAGCATCTTTTCGCGGAAGTAACATACTAGCGAAATGCGCTCTGCTTCTTCATCGTTCAGTACAATAGGAGTATTGCCGTGCATGACTTCATGATTATTAACGAGCAGGAGATCACCAGGACGTACATTCACGGCAATACGATATTCTGGGAATACGAGATAACCACCACTGTAGTTACCATTGTTTGATAGAACAAGAAGATTTGACAATCCATCTGCATAGTCACCAGCATCATAATGTGCTGCTGTTCTAAATGTTTTGTTCACCGTGATTGTGGTGAACACAGTTCCTGGAACCAAGAATGCAGGATCAACTTGATCTGCTACGCGACGCTGATTGCCCCATCGCCATGGAAGCAATTCACGGAAACCACGATCAAGTGATTGCAAGAATGGGAATGCCATTTTGAATTTTTCATATGAGTGCTGCGTGTATGCAGTTGCACGACCATATGGAATACGAGGATAACGATCAAACCAACCAGCAATGCCAGACAAGACTACATTGGCATAGGTTGTATCAGAAATATAAGTTTCTTCAACACCACGTGCTTCTTCTTTACGTTCTTTGACAGACATCTTGACTACTTTCTTGAGCCACTTCTCAAAATCAAATTTATCTTCTTTGACTTTGGCACTCAACCAAACAAGACCACGTGACGATCCTTCATCTTTGTATTTGTGTCGAAGATTTTCTACTTCTTCAGCAACATCAATCTTCACAACAGAGTTTTCTGGTTGCTTCTTGAAGAATTCTAAAACACGCAATTGAAACTCAGTAGCCCACTCACGACCACCGCACTTCTCACCTTTTGGTCCAGCAGCAAGTCCACGATTTTGAGTTGGTGTAGCAGCCTCGCGCAGACCAAGGTAGGCTTGTTCCTGTTCTTCTTTTGTAAAGAAGTTCTTACGGAATATAAATGCTACCTTGCGTTCATCACGAGTATTCATTTGATCACAGTCTGCGCAAAACTGCTTGTTGCAATTTGCCATAGACGTCGGATCGCAATCTGCTTTTTGAAAGCAGTCTGTATCCTCTTCAATCACAACATCATAATGTGATTCATCAAGAAATTGTCCAAGCAAATGTGAACAATCTAACTTTTCTCTTGCTACAATTACCTTTGTCATAAAAATCCTCCTGCTGCTAATATTATATATCCAGCAAGGCGCAATGTCAAACTGATTTTCATATCAGTATTTTCCGAAACCAAATGAAACTGTGGGGGCATTGCACCCCCACAGAACTTTTTCAGTTTTTAAGAATTGGCTGATTAGCCCATCGTGACATTGATAGCATCACGGTAAAG